GCGGAAAACACGCGACCTTCCAATTTCCCAATGTCGAACTAATGAGGCCGTAGCGTCTGTTCGTATACTAATATGTGGGAATTTAGGCCGCGTGTCGTCCCTTATTTATTGATTTCTATTTGCTAATGCTTTTGCAGCCATTCGAGCCATTGTGTCGTCGCCCGTAGGTTTGGCCGCTGGTGCAGCGGGACTACCCTGTTGTGTCTGTAAAAACGCTTGCCGACGTGAAGACATATCCTTTAGTCTTTGAAACTCTGGTGTATTTCTTTCATTAGCAAAGTCTTGAACAACCTTCATGGTTAAGTTGCTGTCTGCAAAATCTTCGGCTGTGTAGCCACGTTCACCAGCATAAGCTTGAAAATCTGTGACCGCATCATCAGGTAGACCAGCCGCTTGTTGTGCCGAATCTAAATTAAAACGAATGGTTTGCTCAACAGCCGCCATTCTATCGCCTTGAGCTTGCTGTGCAGATTGAACGCCTTGCTGTGCCTGTTGACCCATACGCTGTGTCATTTGATTTAGCATTTGCATACCTTGGCCCAAACGCTGTTCCATAGCATTCAAACGTGCGGCCGCTTCCCTATATCCTGGGGGTAAGCTAATAGCATTTTCGTCTTCATATTTTTGAAACTCAGCGTCTAAGTTTGGCTGCGTTGCATTAGGCGACGGTTGTTCTGGTTTTGCAGTACCAGCTTGAGGCTGCTGGGTTGCTCGACCCATCTGCACGTTTTTAGTATACGATTTCATTGAAGCTTCCATAAGCTTTGCAGCCGTGCTTCCATCAATATTTCCAGCTTGCATCATCTTCTCGGCCAAGTCCATGACAGGCTTCATCTGTGCTTGCTTGTGGTTCAAGTCGCGGTAACGCTCGAATGTAGCCGTGATCTGTTGAGGGGTAAGTTCTCTTTCTTTATCGCCCATCTTGATCTTATACATAACCGCATCTTCTTGTGACTTGTCACCTTCAGTTTGCGGAGAGGCTACTTGGGCAGCTTGCTCTTGTGGGGTTGCGTTTTCAGCGGGTGCTGTTTGTTCTTTTGGAGCTTCGCCCGTCATTTGTTTCGCTGCAATACGAGCTATTTGGTCTTCGTCTTTTTGTGCCATTTCAATTTCCTTTCTCGGCCGTAGCGGAGTTATAAGTTGCGTCTTCTAATGCCAGTTCGCCTTGAAGCTTGTGAATTAAACGCTCTGGCACGTTTAGTAATTGTTCAGCGGCCCAAATTGCCCCACGCTGGAAGTCCATTTGTTGCTGAGTCATATCTGGTGTTCGGGCCATGCTTAAAGCGAGTGTTAGTATTTCGTCTTGCATGACCTTGTTAATTTTGGCCCAACCTTTACTTTCAGAAAGTTCGATTAGGTCTTTAAGGTCAGATTTAATTGTCATAGTTATTTTGAGGTTTTCATTCCTGATTTTGGTTTCTTTTTAATCGGTGCTTTTTTAGCAGCGGTCATGCTTCCGCATCCCATCTTGCGTAATTGTTTACTTGGTCCTTTTGCCACTTTTCTTTCCTTTCCAACTTATTCGTTTAGAACTTGTTTTCTTTTTAGCTGCGCTCGTACATGCCGACTTAGTTGGGCGACATGCGGGGTATGATCGTCTTTTTTCCCCTTTCTGTCGTCCACAAGGTTTTCCTGTTTTACAGTCAATCCATCCTTTGCCGTTGTTCTTTGAGAACCACTCGCGCAACCCACTCATTTTTTCTTCTTAGCTTTCTTCTTTTTGGCGGCTGCAATTACATCACCACGAGTGATTTTGTTTTTATTGCCGTACATAGACGCAAGTTTTTTCTTAGCTGGTGTCATACGTTTCATTTCTTTTTAGCCTTTTTCTTAGTTGAATTACCCCAATTAGCCGCGCCTACCTTGCGGCAACGGGTCAAAGCACCGCTGGCATAAGCACTAGGCCAAACCTTATAACGAGACTTAACCTTGCTGTAGCAAGCGTCCTTTTTTGCAGACTTCTTTTTTGCTGGCATTTTACTTTCCTTGAGTACATGGACAGTCTTTGTGCTGCATGTTTCCAGACTGAGTTTTTGCGCCTATCTTTTTGACAGCCTTAGATGTCTTAGCCATTAGTAGCCCTTCTTCTTTTTCTTCATGGGCTTGCCAGTTTTCTTGGCGGCTTTCTTAGCGGCAGCTTTACCAGCTTTTGTATATGGGAATTTCTTTTTACCTACGGTTGGCATTTTAGTTCTCCTTTTCTGGGGGTAGTTTATTTCCGAACAGACGTATGTATGTCATGTCGCCTGAGTACGCCTCTGCCCACCGATTTTCGGTGTATGTGGCAAAGGTTATTAAGTCGGCTGTGTCAGACCAAAGCGTATCAACGTCTTGGTTGAGCGTGGCTAATGATTTTTCAAGATGTTCAATTCGATGTGCTTGCTCGGATAGATAAAAGACCGCACCAACAGTTTGTGCGATAATTACCACCACCAAAGCTAATGGAACCTTTAGATCACCCATGTCAGCAATTCCATGCTCTACGCGACCAGTAGTTGGCTGATAGCTTATTAGACTTGCCTTTTATGCCGCCACTACGAGCGCAATACGATTTCTTACGGGCTGGCTTTGACTTCTTGATGGTCATTGAAGCATCCCCGAAGCGGATTATTCTTTCCTTGCCGTTTGCACATGCCTTAACAATAGACTTCTTTTTGCTCCCCGCTGGTGCGCGGCGAGGTTTGTTGCATGGCATGGATTTTTTTGACACTCGTTTGGTAGCCATAAGAACTCCTTTTGAGTATTATCTGTATTTTCCATCTACGTGTCGTCCCTATACGTGTTCGCTATCAAAGCTCATATTAGAACTTAGTATTATTCTGTCTTCTTCAGCGTTATGTGGTTTTGTGAGGTGCGGCATAAATGAAGGGAAAATAATAAGCATACCTTTTTTGGGCTGTACTTCAAATCTATCACAAAAATATGGATCACCATGTCCGTAGTTCATAGCGTAAATTGCGTACGCTGGATTTCTAAAAATTATATTGCCAGTACCTTCGGTAGCAGCAGCATAAAAAACGCACGAAAGATGGGCGTGAGTGTGTATGTGTTCTGGCACAAAATGACCGTTTCCATAGATAGAAACCCAAGAGTTAGTTATATGAAAGCGTGGGTTGCTTTGCATCGCAGAACTATATTGTTCTGTTTGCCTAACTATAGCATTGTGAATACCTTGGAACCTATCGTCAGAAAGAAGCTGATGTCTGCCATGAGAAGTAAAGCCATACTCTTTATAGTCTTCTTTACTCTCTGCACTCTTTCCCTCTGACCAACCATCGCTTAATAGTTTAGCGTTTTCGTCACTGTCTCTTAGCTTATATGCCGCTTCGCAGACATCATCAGCTATGCGTTCCCCGTCCTCTATCATTTCTGCAAGAACAGGAAAACTAAAGTTGTTAAGAAATCCCATTAGCAGCTTCGATCCGCGCAATTATTTCATCGCTTGGTTCATCTGCAATGATGTAGCCTTGGTATTTTGCTAATGCTACCTTAGTAGCCCACTTCTGTACTTTACCATTCTCGTCAACAGGCCCGACTTGCTGGGATAAAGTAAAAGTAACTTGGGTTGCATCGAAGTAGTGTTTTTGTCCGTATTCGTCAAAGTAATGTATAAACTTCATATTAATAGTTATTCCTCTACTGTTTCGTTAGGTGATAATGGCATTGCTGGAAGATCAGAAAGATCATCTTCCAATTCATCAGGGATGGTCGATGGGTAGTCACGTAAGGAAGTTCTATATGTTACCCAATCAGATTTTGCTGTGTTAAACGCAGACCACGAAGAAGAACTTTCGATAGCGCGTAGCATATCAACATCGCTTCTTTCTAACTTATGGTTACGAGTTTCGCGTAATGTATGAAGTAAAGTCTCTCTATCCATTAGCTTTCTCCGTTATATTTCATCGAAGGTTTCTCAGAACAGTATGTGTACGGAAAGGATCGTGGCGTACCATCTTCACCGACACCCCAGATAATACGGACACCTCCAGGTGCGCCGTGTCCACCACCAGCGGATGTTCCCGAACCTCCACCTCCCCCACCGTGCATACCACCACAGCGAGATTGGCTTCCTTGGTTATCTTCTTCACGACCAGTAAACGGGTTTTCTCCGTAGACCCCACGAGAGCCGCCCGAACCGCCTCCTCCACCGCCTCGG